AACTCCGTGGCGACGGCATCGACTGCCGCTGCGACCTGCCCAAGACCAACAACGCCAACGATGCGCTGGAGCTGATGAAGCGCGGCGACATCACCGGCATGTCGTTCGCTTTCGAGGACGACTGGGAGGACTCGGAGAACGGCGTGAGCTACGAGAAGACCAACGACATCGAGGACGGCAAGGAGGTATGGCTGCGCCACGTGAAGAAAATCACCGGCCTCTATGATGTCGCCATCGTCACCCATCCCGCCTACGAGCAGACCAACGTCGGACTGCGTGAGGCTTCGGAGGCTATCGACAAGGCGATTGAGGAGCAGCTGAAGCGCGAGTGTGGCGACGGCTCTGATGACGACGAAGCCAAGAAGAAGGCCGAGGAAGAGGCGAAGGCAGAAGAGGAGCGCAAAGCACGCGAGGAAGCCGAAGCCAAGGCCAAGGCAGAGCAGGAAGAGCGCGAACTGGAAGAACAAGCTCGCCGCGCCCGCCAAGATAAGACGCTCCAACTGCTGGCACAACGTCAGCGCATGGAGCACGACATCGAATCATTCACTTAATTGTTTAACTAATAAATTTTGTTTCAATGGAAAAGATGACCAAAGAACAAATCCAGAAGCGTCAAATCGCTATCTGGGACAGAATGGATGTAATCGAAGAGACATCCAAGAAAGAGAACCGTGAGTTCACTGATGCAGAGGCCAAGGAATACGAGGCACTCATCCGTGAGAGTAAGGGACTGAGCGCACGCGCTGAAGCTATGGCAAGCGGCAAGCAGCTGGAGCAGATTCGTGAGCACAAGAGCAAGAATGCCATCATGCGTGAGTTCTTGCAGAAGTGCGTCGAGACTCGCAGCAACGCCAGCACTATCCTGATGAACCCCGTAAGCGGTGACGCAGGTGGTGACAACAATGGCGATGCTAACCTCGAAGCAGGTGGCGCAATTCCCTTGACCATCAACGAACTCATCGACACCAAGGTTGCAGGCATCGAGCTTCCGGGCGACCTCCGCACCGTAACGGGCGTGACGGGCAACGAGATTTGGCCGTACTCGACCAACGACGTTCAGTTCACCGTTGCCGGTGAGGTTGAGAAGGTGGGCGAGCAGGCTCTGAACTTCGCTAAGATTAGCGCAACTCCCAATGCTGTTGCCGCTAACGTAGCAGTCAGCCATCGCGCTATCGCCAACGCTGCTTTCGACCTGCTTGGCTTTATCAGCTTCAAGCTGACCAAGGGCCTCGCAATCTTCCGCGCTCTCCACGTTTACAGCCACTGCGACTTCCAAAACGACTTGAAGTCTCCTTTTGCAAACGCAGACGTTGTAGAGGTTGCACTCGACGAGAACGTAGGTAAGAACATCGCAATGGAGATTGCCAAGATGTACGACCTCGGATTCGAGGGCACTCCTTGGGCAACCATGGACAAAGTGACCGAGACCGAGCTTGCTTACACCAAGGCTATCCCTGGCACAGCAGGCGACCGCACCGTTGTCGAGGACGGCAAGATCGTAGGCTATCCCTACACCGTTTCTCCTTTCGTGAACTACACCTTGAACTCTGCTGGCGTACCCGCAAAGGGTGCCGACCGCTTCATCGCAGTTGGTCACTATGACTACCTCGCAATGCAGATTCACGGACAGGCCATGTTCAACGTGGACGCTCAGAGCGCAGAAGTCTTCTCTCGTCGTACCGTAGTTGTGAGCCTCGCTCTCGACATGTCCATGACCGAACTCTCCAGCAAGGTGAACGGCAACGACAGCGGCAAGCCCCAGGCATTCAAGCTCATCAAGCTCGTCGAAGCTGAGCCAACCACCGCCTAAACTCTCACAAGCAGGTTCATAGTTCCTGACAGTCGGGCGGGAAGCGGCAAGGAGTAAGTCTGAGCGACAGACTTCCCGTCCGACACTTTCTCAAAACAGCAGCAAGCAACAATGAAAAAAGTTGACGAAATAATCTACGACGCACTCCGAGCAGATGCCGACATCATGGAAGCCACAGGCGGAAGGATAGTCAGCACTTGCTTCGAGATTCCGCCTACGGAGGACGACAACACGCCCATCCCCTACATCATCATCGCGGACGACGGTTTCCAAAACCAACAGACCACGAAGGACAATGTGTGGGAAGCCGTGGAGGAC